GAAGAAACATGTTGTTTAGTATCTTTTGGATCATTACCTTCTTCTTCAATTTGAGCATATCTATAATTTCTTTTAATATCCTCAAGAATTCTACCACGTTCAATTTCAACTTCTTTTTCTGTCAATCCAAATATATTTTCATATATCCAATCAGATGATAAATATTTAGTTTCCTTAATTTCTCTGGCTAATGAGTTTTTTACATTCCATATTTCTATTTTTTCTTGTTCATATATAGTAGAAGGGTGTGTTAATGAAATTTCAATATCCATTAATTTATTTAAAGGTATACCTTGCATAAATAAATGAATTACTGCAAGATTAATTAATTCATGTTCAACTTGTCTTTGTATTCTTTCAATAGTTCTAGCAAAACGAACATCTTCACTTGCAAGAGTGGATTTTGATCCTATTCCTTCTTCATATCCTAAAAAAGCTTTGGGTATTCTAAGAGCAGCCATCATTTTATTTCTAAGATATTCAATATCATCTATTGAAGAATATTCCAATCCAGAAAGAGTATCAATTTCTGTACCAGATTCTTGACCTCTAACGGGAATATAAAAATCTTCAGTTAAATTTTCTATATTATAATAAAGATTATATTCTCCAGTATTTTGATCAACATAAGGTACTTTTTTAATTTTATTAATAAAGTTTTGAACAAAAAGTTCAACTTGATCTGGTGCTATATTACCAACATCTATTTTAAATACTCTTTTTTGTGGAGCTCTCATAATTCTATGAATTAACATAGCATCTTCCATAATACTTAATTGTTTCCAAATTTTACGAGCACCTTCAATCATTGATTTACCATAAGGTAAGTAAACAGCATCATCAAGAAGCCTCATATGACTAATTTCATATGAATCATATTCACCAGCAAATTCAGAATTATCTGTAACTTTAAATTTTACTTGTTCTTTAGATTCAACACCATATGTTTCTTCTCTTATGATATCATAAACAGAAATTGGATTAACACCAACAATACCTAATTCTTCTGCTATATCCAATTTCATATACCAATTACCATATTTAACTAAGTTGCGTATCCAATAAAAAAGATTATATTCAATATTAAGAATATCATAAAAGAAGTTTTCTAATAATGATTTTACTTTTTCATCACTAGCGTAAATATATAACACATCTCCAAATTCATTTCTTGTTGTTGATTCTTCTGATAATATACTTATTGCAGAAGAAATTATAGGATCCTGGTCCATTATTTCATAATCTCTATAAAGTTTTAATATCTGATCTGTTTCATTAGAACCGCCCCAACCAGTTTTGCCACTATAATTTATATGAGCAGAGCGGTAAATACCATTTAATTGACTTTGTAAATAGTTGGTTGATAAGTTACCTAAAGATTGTGTATTATATACGTCTAATATTTTAATTGTATCATTCTTAATATTTCTAATAGTAATACCACCAGAATAAAATGATTTTAGTTTATCGAATAATGAAGCCATTTTAATTTATCCTTAAAATTTTTTTAATCTTATTTATTAATGAACCTTTTACAACAACTCCTTTAGATAATAAAAAAATAATTGCATTTCTGTATTTATCTTTTTGTTTAGGAGACGGATTATCTCTTAAATTATCTAACATATCACATAACTTAACTTCTAATGCCAATGGAGACTTATTATATAAAGTATATATATAATCGTTATATCTAATTTCTTTATTATGTGATAATAAAAGTACTAATCTAAACATTTTTTCACCAAATCTTTCCTTTATTTGTTTAGCTATCCAACTTTTATTATTTCCATCTTCATATGTATCATGTATTATAGCTAAAATTTGTTGTTCTTTTGTTAATCCGTTTGTTTTAGCAGTTTGATAAGTTCTAAATGAATGTATAAAATATGGATCTCCAGACACTTTTCTCTTTTGATTAAGATGTATATTCATTGCAAAATCTATTGCATAATTTATTAAACTATTTTCTTTTATTATACCCAACTCATATCCTCAATATTCTTTCCAGTATTAACGTTTATTTGTTGTTTAGTTTCTTTTTCCCATCTTTTTTTAATTTCATTATTATTATAAGAAACTATAATTGAATCTACTAATTTTTTAGAATCATCTTCATATGTATTATATTTAATAAGTGCCATATCTCTAACATATAAACCAATAGCGGTTGTTAGGATCATATCATCATTATATCCACTCATAGCTTCAGCTTTTTTACCATTCCATATAAATACTTTCATTTGATTTAATAATCTTTTTGATTTAATATCAATAGAACCTTCTTCAAAAAGAGTTATAAATTTATTAATACATAATGGTCTGGTTGTTGGAGAATTTGAAAATCCTGGTACTTTTTTCTTTTTACCATTGGCTTTAAGCTTACCAGGATCATTCCATTTAAAATCAGTTTCTGAATAGAATAGATTACGATAACCTCTATCTAATATTGTTTGAACAGTTGCCCAACCCAAACCATTATTTTCTGGAATAAGAACAGCATCATTATACATTGTTGCATATTTAATACAAAGATTTGCAAATTCTGTAGTATTTAATTTACCATTAAATTCTGCTACTTGTTCTAAATGTTCTATATCAAATATTTCAAATGAACTAAAGTCACCAGAATCTCCACGAGATGTATCAGCTGCTAATATATATTTAGTATTTGGTTTAGGAGCATTCCATATCCAAACGCCTTTATCTATAATAGGTTTTTCTATAGGATCTTTAGAATTATTTTTAATATATTCTTCAATTAATTCACCATCAAATACAGCATCTCCTGAAGAAAGGAATTCACCATCAACTTCTTGTTTAGCTTTTCTAATACCCAATTCTTTATCTTGTTTAGCTCTCCATTTTTTATCTCTTTCAGGATGTAATGACCAGTGTAGAAATATAGAAGTAAATCCATTAGTTCCCTCAACACCACCACTATATATCTGATGAAACCAATTACCAACACCATTTGGAGTACTTAAAACAATCATCGAACCACCGGTAGAAAGAGTAGGTTGAATTGCACCCCAAAGTTCTTTCATTACATTTGCTTTAATATGAGCAGCTTCATCTATAATAAATAAAGATACCGCTTCAGAACGACCTTCATCAGAAGCAGCAGAACCAGCAGTGATTGATGAACCATTTGCAAATGCAACTGATAATTTATTATCTTCAGATAGCGGCTCTTTTAACCAAGATGGTAAATTATCATATGCAACCTTTACTTTTTTAATAAGATTCACAGCAGCTCTTTGTTTAGTAGCCACTGTATATATAACTTGATTATCATGAAAAGTCATTAACCAAAGTGAATATGCAGCAGAAAGAGTAGACATTCCCATCTGTCTTCCCTTATTTATTGCTAATCTATCAGTACTAAGCATTACATTAAGAGTATCTTCTTGAAATGGAAACATATAGAACGGAATAATACCACGTTTAGGGTGTTTAATCTTAACATATGTTTTTATAAAATAAGCAGGATCAGTGGCACATTTAGAATATTCCTTTTTAATAAGCTCTTTTATATTATCTTCTTTATTTTTCTTTATAGTTGACAACTATTAATTCTCCAGTTTCTGATAATTCTTTTTCTGATTTCTCAAGTTCTTCTTCTAAATTTTTAATTTCACTATTTAAAAACTCTTCTATTTTTTCTTTATCAACGTTTTTCCATTTTTCTAATTTACCATCTTCACCAACAAAATTAATAGTTTCATTAATACCATTAGCTTTTATATCATTAGCTTCTTTAAGTAATTCTTTAATAAAAGATATTTTATTTAATAATACTCTTTGTTTTTCATATGTTCTCCAAGTACCATCTATCATCATTTTATTTTGTATTTTAATAGTACAATTAAAACAAACACCGTGTATATTATACATTTTTGTATCTAAACGTCCCTTCATAACCTTTTTACACTTAGGACAAAATAATGGCATTGCAGCTAAAGTTTCTTCTTCTACAAATATACGTGATACTTTAGCTCCATCTTTGTATACATATTGTTTTTTACCTTCTTGAAAAACATCATACATTTTACCATCAACACCTTTTATTGTTTCAACATAATTTTTTGGTTTTGGTCCATTACCATTCCAACCAACTGAAACTCGTGTGGTCTCGCCACGTAAAACCGATTTAATTCTGTCCATATGAATAGTAGACATTTTTACCTCTCTAATTTATCTTTTGAATTTTAGGATTCCCATTAACTGATTAAGTGGAGCAAATGCACCGGTAGCTTTATATAAATTATCTTTATACATAAAAGTAATTCCTTCAGTTGGTAATATACTTTCCATTCCTCCCAATGTATTAATTTTATTTATAAGATTATTAACCTTTTCAATATCAGTGACGTCTGATGAAGATTTTAATTGTTTTAATGTAGTATCAATATCTTTTTGAAGTTCTTTATACATATCATCTGGATTGGGTGCTAAAAATTCTTTCATATTGTTAATAATTTCAACACCCCATTCTAATACTAACATTTCAAGTGGTTCTAAATTTTGTTTTAACTGAGCAGCATATGATTGTTTATCAAAAGTTTTTACCCACTCTAACATCTTTTCATTTTCAATATAATCTTTAAATTTAGTTATAGAAGTTGATTTATCACCATATACCCATCTTTGAATTAATAAGTTTCTAGCTTTACTAGATAAACTATATTTAAATTTCTTTTCAGCATCATTTATTATAGACTGCCATTTAGCAAGATGATAATCTATTAATCGATTATTCCAACCTAATTTATATTCATTTTTTAATTTATTCAGTTTTGATAAGAAATATGATTTCTTTTTTGAAAAATCTTTTACTTTTGATAATTTAATAATTTTATTATAGTCAATATTAAAAGTAGTTTGAACATTTTTATTTAATTTACTAACAATTTTTTGAAGATCTGAATACCAAGTCTTAATTAATCCTATTGTATTACCATCTTTATCAACTTCTGTTATATTATGAAATGCTAATAAATTAAATCCATATGGAATAACATTTTTAGTTGGTGGAAACATAATTTCTAAATTAATCCAATATCTTCCATTTTTTAATTCTTTTTTTAGAGAAGTTGGTAATGCAGCAGTCAAATCATTCATTGCATATACAAATGCTTTTTCAATCTCACCTCTACCACTAAACATTTGTTTAACACCATTTAGATCCATTGCTTCTTTACCAAAATTTTTCAAATGTGATTTGTTTCTTGCAGCTACAACTCCTCTATCAGTTACAGTTATAAAAATATTTTGCCCGTCGGTTTTTTCTTTTACCATATCTAACTTACCTTGTAAACCCAAGTCAATCATATTTTTTAAGTCTTGAAATGTTAATTCATTATCATCAAACGGATGACGTAGGTGTCCTCCGGCGCCCCCTTCATTAAGTAGTTTAGATTCTTTTATAAATAAATTAGGATCATCCCATTTTAAATAAGAATAACCTAATTTATCTATTATATTTTCAATATGTCGTTTCCATTTTTTATTAGCTAATAATCCAGAAAGGTTTATTTGATTAGATACAGTAGCCATATGATTACCAACACCAGCGGGACCGAATGAAATAGAATTAACCGGCCCATTAGGATATTCTCTAGGATCATCTATATCATCCATAGTATCTATTAAATATTGTAAAATTTCATAGCCCCAAATCTTTGATTTTCTTTTTGTATCACCTTTATATGAATCTAAATTTTGATACCAACTTCCAGGTCCATCATCAACATCATTTGCTCCATTCTTTGAAGCTTCATTTAATGATTGAGTTAAAAATTTAGTAATAGATTCATTCATAGTTATTTTTTTATCTAATAAATTGAATATTCCTTTATTAAATTTTTTATATATAGTTAAGAATAATTTCTTTTTTAAATCTTCATTTGTTCCAGAAAATATTTCTCTAACAGTAGTACCATAAATTGGTTTGTTTCTATATAATATAGTCGGTTCTGGTAGAATTATATAATAAGACCTTTTAGATATTGGTTCTAATTTAGTTCCAGATTTATATGGTATTAAATATTTTGATTTTAATCTATCAGAATCTTTTTTTCCAAGTGCAAATACAGCAACTGTTTTATTAGGATCCATATTAGATAATATTTTTTCCGGTTTATAAACATTTTGAGAGTGAATGATTTTAGAGCTAGATATATCAAACATTGTTGTTATAATTTTTTTCTTTTCTGAAAAATTAAATGGAGATTTGGGCCCTATAGAATTTGATGTAACTATATATGAATTTGGAAATTTTTTAGAAAACCATTTCCAAGCTATATAATGATTAATATGAAACGGTTGAAATCTACCAGAATATATTCCAATTATATTATAATTAGTGTTTTCAAATAAATTATTATTAATCCAATTTTGTGCTTTTATTTTTAATTCATTATCAATCACGAGTTAATATTCCATATTATTTATTATAAATATATAAGAAAATAAAAAAAAGGGACCACGGTCCCTTTATAAATTATATAATTTTATAACCTTATAAGATAATTTAGAAAATTAAGATTCACCTCCTTCTTCTTCTTCATCTTTCCATTTATAGGTTTCTATATCTTCAATTAATGGCATTAATGAACTAACTTCAGGAACACCAAATCCAACAGATGATAACTTTTCAAGATCTTTCATTTTAAACTTAAACAAACTTTCAAATTCAATTTCAGTATCTAATAACTTATTATGTTCTTTTATAAAATCATCTTGATTTTTTTGATTTTCAAAATTAACATTTCCGGTATTTTCCATTTGTGGAGAACCATCTTCATGAAATTTAGTTTTACTTTGTGTATATACTGGACTAGTATATTTTTTAAGTAATTTTTCTCTTTCTGTATTATAAGCTTCCATTATATCAGAAAACTTTTTAATAAGAGTTGCAACCATTACACTTAATCTAAAATTAACTTTAGAATCTTTTTCTTGAGATAGTTTAGAAATTTTATCTAAACCACTATTTAAGTTAATAAGATCAGAATATTTTAATTTAACTGACATCTTTTCCTCCTTAAGAGTTTTTTAATATATAGTAAATAAATTTCTAAAAATTATAAAATAAAAGTAATTCCCAATTCAGCTTCTACCGCATCCCGGATTTCTTCAAATGTTCCAGTAAAAGTATATTGTTTTGATTGTTGACTATTTTTTTCATAGCCTTCTTGAGAAGTTACATTATAAGAAATACTAACGTTAATACCAGGTTCTTCTCCATTAGCTTTATTAACTGAAATATTATAGTTGAAGTTATTTAATGTTTCTAAGTTTGTTAAATCTAATTTCATTTTTTGTTACTCCTTTTTATATTAATTATTATTAAAGATGTATTTTCCTGCAAATATTTTATTTTTATTTTCTTTTAACCAATTTTCAAAATTATCATTTAATAGTGGATATAAAGATAATATGTCATCAATTGATAGTGGTAATTGTGCTAAATCAGATATATTAATTCTAAATTTTGAATCAATTTCAACTTTTTGATTTAATAACTTTTCTACTTTTTTATTAAAAATTTCTAAAGAATCTTTATTAATTATATTATAATTATCAGTAGCTTTCCATTTTTGTTTAGTATCACCTTTTATTTTAATAAATATACGCTCTCCATATTTTTTTAATAATCTTTGTCTAGAAATTTCAAAATCTCTTATTTCAGATTTAATTTTCTTTTTAATTCTCATTAGTCTATATTTAGTAGTAAAATCTAATGATTCATTATCTACTAAAGATATATATCTCTCCAATCCTGGATTTAAATCTAATATTTCTTTTACACATAATACTATTGACATTTTTTATAATCCTATTATATAAAATATAAATATATTATATATCTCAAATTATTCAGAATTAAAATAAAAAATATAATATTATTTTAATAATAAAAATACAGCAATCTTCATCACCATATTGTAATGTAAAAACATCGTTTCCATTATCATCTTCAAAAGAACGACCAAAATTACCTAACTCTATAAATTTATACAAATTTTCTTTCATCATTATGTCTCCGTAACAAATACATCAAAAGTTATATATTTATATATCCAAGTATCACTATTAAATGAATCTCTAAAACCACATCTGATTGTAATACTACCCGTATGGGTAGCAGACACTGTAATTTGATATCCATCTGTACTACTAAATGATACATTACCTGTACCACTAGATTTAGACCAACTAAAATTTCTAGCCCGTGATCTTATTCTATCATTAAACTTATTACCAACAGATGTAAATATAGCAGTAAGTGTTCTGGGAGAATTGCTAGATGTTAAAACGGTAGTTAAACCTGATATACTATCAAAAGTAGCTAAAAAATCATCAGGAAATTGGCACTCTATAGAACTACCATATCCATATCCGATTCTGCTTTGTCCTGTACCATAAAAATTTGAGTGCTGACCACTAGCATATCCATACCTACCTACTGACAATTGTTGTGCCATATCAATTCAATCTCCTTTTTAGTTCTTTATTTTCTAATTCTAGTTGTCTAACTCTATCTTTTAACTTGTCTATTTCACTTGCATTTTCTTTAATGCCTTCTAATATTAAAGGTATCATTTTAGTTTTATCAACTGTAAAGTAACCACTATCAGCAAATGGGGCTACCGCCAACGGAAATATATCATCTACTTCTTGTGCTATAAAACCAATATCTTTAGAATGATTACGATCGGCTACTAGTTTATTATCATTCCAATTAAAAGTAACCGCTCTTATTTTCTTGATAATATCTAACGCATTCTCTACTGATTGGATATTTTCTTTTAATCTTATGTCTGAATAATTAGCATAAATATCACCTGTAGCGTAGATAATACCATTTACTTTATAATCAGTACTACAATTTATTGTAGTACCACCTGAGTAGTAAAAATTATATCCGTTAGCTAGTCCTCCTATATAAACAGATCCTCCAGTCCAGGTACCTGCACTAATAGTACCTAAGTTTGTTATGTTATAACCACTCATATTCAAATTACTAGTTGCTGTACCTACCCAAGTATTACTCGACGGATAAGATCCTGTAACAGTTAAATTTCCATTTACTCTAAAATCACCTACTAGTTCTATATCATTAGTAGAATCATAAGCATGAAAATATGCTGTATTAGATGATGATATATCGAACTTTAATGTATTAGTATGAGCATTAACACTATATAAAGTATATGAATATGTGCCACCATCAACAGTAAAATCTACTCTATTTGTAGAACTATTATAACTCAAGATAGCTGAATTACCACCTCCTGTAAAAGTAATAGAATTACCTTGTATTTTTGTATAATAACCACCAACAGGATCAGTCTGAAAAAACCCACCTTGTATAGAACCAGTAGAAGTAACAGCACCTATAATACTACCAGCAAATCCTACATCACCGCCCATAGTTATTTTAGGACTAGCAGTACTATCATAATTTATACCTGAACTACCACCTATCTCTAATAAAGTTTTTGTTGCTGAACGATACCATTTATTATTTGTATCTAAGTATAAACCATCCCATCCACTAACTACGCCAGTACCTAATTTAGCATTACCTGCCGTAATGTATCCTGTTGCAGTTAAATTAGAAAAACTACCCGAAACTGCAGATAATGTTCCACTAAAAGAACCTGTAGCAGCACTTAATGCTCCAGCAAAAGTAACAGCACCTGCATTAGTCCAATAGAACTTATCACTAGCACCAAACCAACCAGAACCATCACTTAATATCTGCACTCTCTGTGTACCAGCATTATAAGCTTTTAATCCAGTACTATCTAATTCTACTCTTGTAGTAGTACTAGAAGTTCTTATTAATCCAGTACCTGTAGCTGTTATAATTCCAGCAGCTATTAACCATCCGTTTGTTGCTCCACCGAGATATCCTGTATCTGCTTTTAGTGCTCCAGTAATATCTGCACCTGTTGCAGTTAAAGCACCAGCAGCAGTTACACTAAAAGTATTACTTAATGATAATCCACTTGAACCAAAATACATTGTATTTAGAGTATTAAACGCTCCAGTTGATAATGCTGAAGAACTAATAGTCCAATTAGCTATTGTACCTGAACTTGTAGCTGTTAGAGTATTAGCTGTAACATTACCTGTAATAACTGCGTTACTAGCTGTAAATAATCCTGCTGTAGTTAAAGAAGTATTAGCTCCTTCCCAGCTTACATTAGTACCATCAAAATTAAAGTAACGATTAGAACCGTTTCCTATATACGCTCGTGGATTACCTGCATTGTATTGTAATTGAATACCATCTGCACCAAAAGTTTCAGAATTAATACTAACAGATTTAGCACTTGAATCAAGTATTATATTTGTACTATTGTATAATTGCGTTGCATTAAAATTCCACCCAGCTATCTGGTTAGTGGCTCCTAAAGAAACTAACTTTGTATTATTACTATTATAAAACTCTAAATTAGTATCATCCCACTGCATTCTAGAAGCACTTGCATTACCTACTCTAAAACGATTACTTGCAGTACTTGATATCCATACACCATCACCTGCTGAATAGCTTGTAGCACCTAACCCTATATTCCCACTTGTCTTTAAATCAAATCAGTAGACTTTATAATAAGAGTAGTACCATTACGCTGAATATAATTATCAGCATTACCGAATGACATTAGATTACCACTATTATCAATCCATGTACCCTGATTTGTAGTATCAGTTATTCCAGTAGTAGCACCTAATTTAATATACGAACTTGTACTACTGCCATATACTTTTAGACTACCTGCTACTAAATCAAATACAGTAGCTTTAATATCTAATGAAGTACCATCGCGTCTTATATAATTTGTAGCATTTAGATAAGATTTAAATAATCCTGCACCATCAATTACACTTCCTACTTCACTACCTGCCACCGTTATTGAACTTGCACTAGTACCTAATGCTAATTTTCCTGTACTAGCACCATCTAGTATAATAGTAGAACCTACCTTGATACTTCCTGTAGTAGCACCATCAAAAGTCAATCCTGAGCCTATATATTGTTTGGCATCTCCACCAGATAAAACTATGTCTCCTGATGTAGCCGATGCTGTTATATTAGATATAGTGATATTAGAGTTGTAAATTTTTTGATGATCAAATGCCCAACCTGCTATATTAGCAGTACCGTCTAAACGTAACGCAAATGATTCTGAACCTGCTGAAGTATATCCGTATAATCCAGATGTATTATTAGTACCTGTATTTGTAAGCTTTAATGCACTATTAGCTGTACCAGTTATATTACCTATCATTATAGAATTATTAACAAGAGTGCTAGAAGTTCCTCCATTAGAATTTATAGTCAAGCCATAATTAGCAACAGTTATTACAGGACTAGAATATGAACCTCCAAAACCACCAGTTAATGACCATATGTTTCCAGCAATATAAACATTACCTTCCGCATACATATAGTTTAACCAGGCACCATAATTAGCAAGTTGACCAAAAGTAGTGCTTGTTATATCTGCTAAATTACCGAATCTACTTTTAACTACTCCATCATAAGCAACATCCATAAACGGTGAATAAGTGCTTGAAGCATCTAATAATATAGTGCCAGCATTTGTTCTAACCGCTGTCATTCCTGCTTGTAAATCAGCCAAGGTTGTTCCTTCTATAGCAGTTACATTATAAGTTGTATAGGCATCTTGACCAGTGCCTCCTGTGCTTGCTACAGAATCAACTGTAAATTTAACAGATACAATAGTTCCCGTAGTAGAATTAGCATCCTTAACCCACATTGTCATTCCAGTTAAAGTCGCTGATTTATCATCTCTAAAGGTTACTGTTCCTGCACCTGTAGTTCCTGTAGCACTTACGATAATTCCACTATCACTTACATATAAATAACCATTAGTTACTTTTACAACATCCTTCTGAAATATATGAGTTCTTAGAGTATTTCTTACAGTTATGTTATCTATTTCTAAATTAGAACCAGTAGCTATTTGACCTATAGAAAATCCTGATCCTAAAATGCCTGACGTAAAAGTATTGTATAATGCTACGTTACCTGATTGTTGGATATCTGCATTTATAAATAATCCTTTAGAATTATAATTACGTATCCAAGTAGAGTCAGTCATATACCAACCACCACCATAAGTCAAACTTTGCCAACCAGTAGCTCCAGTAGTATATAACCAACCAGTAGCATTTATATTTCCATTAACGTCTAATTTACCTAAGGTGGGACTCGTCGTCCCGATGCCGACGTTGCCTTTCAATATAGTCTTCGTAATACTATCATTACCTAAAGTAGCTGTATTACTTCCATTACCTACAGCACTTGCACCAATCACTATTTGATTAGTTTCTCCATCTGCATTAGCTCTTGTATCGTAACCTATGAATACAGAATTATTTCCAGTTTCATTAGCTCCACCACCGTTGATGTATCTACCAGAATTTATACCCATTGCACTGTTATAAGTTCCAGTAGTGTTAGAGTAAAGACTATACACACCCATTGCACTGTTATAAGTTCCAGTAGTGTTAGAGTAAAGACTATACACACCCATTGCACTGTTATAAGTTCCAGTAGTGTTAGAGTAAAGACTTTGGAAACCCATTGCACTGTTTCGATATCCAGTAGTGTTAGAGTAAAGACTATACACACCCATTGCACTGTTTCCATATCCAGTAGTGTTAGAGTAAAGACTA